GAGTCTTTAATGCATGCAGAATTTAGACTAATAAACGCTGACAGGTTTAAAACAAAAGAAGATTTAGCAGACTTTGTTCTTTTGCATGAAATGATGCATGGCAAATTCAAAAGAAACAAAGGCGAAACTTCTATAAAATATGAAAACAGAATAAACAGACTAGCAATGAATAGGTTTAAAAAAGAAAAACCTGTTAGTGAGCGTGTAACAGATCAAGATACTGTAGAAAATTTCCGTACTGCTATGAACTCAGGCATTATGAACACTGTTTTAATGGGTACACCAGCAGATAAACCTATTGCAGTTGATGGTGTATTTTATGTGCCAATGCATGTTGCTAGAAAATTTGGCATGAGTGAAGACAAAAAATTTAAGGGGTATGCTAGAATTGAGAATGGTTTGTTAGGCATGCCATTCCAGTTTATGTCTTACAGTTTTGCAGCAGCAAACAAAATTACAGCATCATTAGCGCAAGGTCAGATAAAAAACAGAACAGTAGCTATAACTGCGTCTATGGGATTAGGCTACATGGGTATGGAGCTTAAATATAAAGATTATCAAATGGAACAAATGGCATGGCCTGATGTTATAGCTCGTTCTTTTGATGCGTCTGGTGTAGCTGCTTTGCATTCTGACTTATTTTACACGGCTATGAATATAAGTCAGGCATTAGATGGGCCTAATATTAGTGGCGGTCTTATCAAACCAAAGTTTAAACAAGATAAAAGTGCTGTTGATGCGTTTTTAGGGTTTGCTGGGGCTGGCCCTTCTTACGCTGTAGATGTAGGTAGAGGTGTTAAAGAGCTTCTTGATGGTAATTATGGTCAAGGTGCTAATGAGTTAGTAAGAAGACTACCTGCTTCTCAGCTTTGGTTTCTTAAAGATGAGATTAATGGAATGGGTAGAGCCTTTGCTGGAGGGCGTTACTAATTGTGCGTTGAGCATTTTATAAAATAGGAGTAGGGTTTTGGCATGACTATAAACATAGCTGATAACACACCGAGAAAATCGTATACAGTTACGGCTGGTAATACTTCAACCTCTTTTGATACTGAGTTTGAATTTTTTGCTGAAGCTGATTTGAATGTATATGTTGATGGCGTTAAAAAAACCCTTAGTGCAGATTATACTGTAAGCGGTGGAAATGGGTCTACTGGTACAGTTGCTATGTCTGTGACTGGAGCATCTGGTAACAGCACAGTTGTGCTGACCAGAAGCATTGCGCTTGAAAGAACTACTGACTTTCCATCTCAAGGCGCATTTCAAATAACATCATTAAATACAGAGCTTGATAGAATCACAGCAATTCAAGCTGACCTTGATGATGAAACGCAAAGATCGCTTAGACTTGCAGATGACGATGCTTCTGTAGCAATGACATTGCCACTAAAAGCAACAAGAGTTGGTACTGTTCTTGGTTTTAACGCAACAACAGGTGCGCCAGAAGCAGGGCCAACAATAGCTAATGTTAATTCTTTATCAGCAATTACAGCCAACATTAATACCGTAGGTGGTATTGCAGCTAACGTAACAACAGTAGCAGGAATAGCTAGTAACGTAACGACTGTTGCAGGAATTGGCGCAACAGCAATAGGCAATGTTTCTGGTAAAGCTACTGAGATTGGTCGTCTTGGTACGGCTGATGCTGTTTCTGACATGAACACACTTGGTACTGCGGCGATTGTTACTGACATGGACACACTCGCAGACATTAGCGCAGACATTACAACACTTGCTCACATTGAGGATGGTACGGATGCGACTGATGCTATTCAAACTGTAGCAACAAACATTAGTTCTGTTCAGTCTGCATCCGCTAATGCAACTGCGGCAGAAGCCGCAAGAGATTCTGCAAAAGCAATATCAGCCGCTATGGGTGCGGCTCTTGATAGCTTTGATGACAGATATTTAGGAACTATGGCTGACAGTGCCACTGCTCCAACATCCAAAACGCCAACCATTACAACCACAAATGGCTCTGCTAACATTACTGTAAGTGACGCAACAGGCCTGTCTATTGGCATGCTTGTTTCTTCTGCAAATATCCCTGCCGGAACAAATGTAGTTGGGATAAGCGGCACTACTATTAGTTTAAGCAACTCTGCCACTGCGGCTGGTTCTGGAACTAGCTCTACATTTGCAGGGTTTGGGGTTTATGGCGCATTTAACTCAAGCACTGATGGCCCTGCCAAGGACAACGACAATGGAACGCTAGTTACTGGCGCATTGTATTTCAATACTTCTGATAATGAAATGCGTGTTTATGATGGGGCAAACTGGATTGCGGCATCTGCGGCTGGTTCTGCTTCAATGATTATCTATGAATACACAGTCTCAGGTTCAGCCACAGCCACTTTCACTGGGTCTGACGATAATGGACTAACGCTTTCTTACACTACAGATAACATAATTGTGGTGAAGGATGGCGTTACTCTGCATGACGATGACTACACATCTACTAACGGCACAAGCATTGTGCTTGGTTCGACTGCGGCTGTTGGTTCTGAGATTGTCATATACGCTTTTAAATCATTCACGGTTGCCGATACGGTTCCCAAATCATCGGGCGGCAACTTCCTTGGCAACATTCAAATTAACGGCGCAGATGTCGCCACAACTGGCAAGGCCATAGCAATGGCTATTGTATTCGGAGGCTAACATGGCTGCACCTAACATTGTAAACGTAAGCACTATCACCGCTAAGACTGTAGGGGCGGCACTTGGTACATCATTAACAACAGACATTCTGGCAAATGCGGCATCGTCAGGAAAAGTTTTCAAGATTAACACCATTGTAGTGTCGAATGTTGATGGAGCTAATAGCGCAAATGTTACTGTAGATTATTACAACGGTTCTGCTGGTTTTAAGATTGCAAACACTATTGTTGTTCCCGCCGATAGCACTCTTGTATTGCTTGATAAAAACAGCGTTATCTACTTAGAAGAAAATACAAAGATTAGAGGTGGCGCTTCTGCGGCAAGTGACCTTGAAGTCATCATTTCATATGAGGAGATTTCCTAATGCCTAGATTAATATCTGGTGCATCAGCATTAACTCGTAGCACTGGTACTGTACTGCAAGCACTAAGCACAAACTATAAAACTCAATCAGACACCCAATCAACAACGCCATCTGCAACCGGATTATCGCAATCCATTACTCCTTTATTTGCTGACAGCAAGTTATTAGTCATGATAGAGGCTAACGGTGTTTACGCCAATGTAACTTCTAGAGGCGTTAATTTATATCTTTATCGGGATGGCAGCGCAGTAACTCTTGTTTCTGGAGAGCAAGTTGCTGGAAGATTTGCAAATTCTGTTGCCTACAACACAGGCGGCCAAGTAATTACCAGTAGTAGTTTTAATCAATTAGTTGATGCTGGGAGTACATCAGCAACAACATTTCAACTTTACTTTACAGTTACCAACACAGATGCCTTTGGTTACGTTAATGTGAATGAAGCCACTTCTTCAATGACAGTTATAGAAATAGCGGGGTGATAATATGAGCAATGCAAGGAACCTTTCAAACCTACTTGGTACTGAAACGCAGGTAACTACTGCCGACATTGCTGATGAGGTGTTTCAAGCAAACAGGAATCTTATAATCAATGGCTCAATGATTTGTAGCCAGAGGGGAACAAGCCTTACTGGTCAGGGTGCTTCTTCAATCTTTCTTTTAGATAGATTTAGAATGAACACAAACGGAGCCAGTGCTGGAAGATATACAATTACTCAAACTGCGGATGGTCCAAGTGGTTTTGCTAATTGCTTAAAACTTGATGTCACAACTGCTGATACATCTATTGCAGCGGGAGAAAGGTTGTTCATTGAGCATCCATTTGAAGGTCAGAACTTACAAAGTATTGCAAAAGGCACATCTGATGCACAGAGCCTTACTCTAAGTTTTTATGTAAAAGGAAATGCTGCTGCCACTTATGTAGCAGGGTTCTACGATAATGATAATAACAGGCAAGTTAGCAAACAATTTGCAGTAACAACATCATGGAATAGAATAACACTGACCTTCCCCCCAGATACAGCAGGGGCGTTAGATGACGACAATGCTTTAAGTATGCAATTAAGATTTTATCTTCACGCTGGTTCTAACTACACAAGCGGAACTATATCTGAAACATGGATCGCTGCTGATGGAACTAAGAGTGTAGGTAGCGGAACTACCTCTATTTTTGATAGCACATCTCGTACCTTTTTTATTACAGGCGTCCAGCTAGAAATAGGCGAGACAGCCACGCCGTTTGAACACCGCAGCTATGGCGATGAGTTGCAGGGGTGTGGCAGATACTATCAAAAGTGGGCAGATGTGAATTGGATTTTGGGAGTTGAAGGCACAAGAAATTCAAAATTGCCTTTTCAATTTTCTACTATTATGAGGGCAAATCCAGCTTGTACAATATCAGGCGGTTCAGCAGCAAATGGTGCGCTTGCGGGAACTGGTGTTACTGACGCGAAAAAAGAAATGGTATGCCTTTTCTTTTGGCGAGGTGTGAGTGGCGGTCTAGTAAACGCAACATTTGCTGCATACACCCTTGTAGCAGATTCGGAGTTATAGTTATGAATGAATTTACAATTACATCTGCGAAGTATGCGTCAAACTCTACAAGAGATGGTAGCGATACATCTACTGTTGAGGCAGTTATTGATGGCGTAACGTGGGCGGTCCCTAATGACCCAGCCAACCGTCACTTTGCAGAAATCCAAAAGCAAGTAGCGGCTGGCGAACTAACCATTGCAGACGCTGACTGATGGCAAGAATAACCGCCGCATCTGTTCAAGCACAGATCGACACACATGAAGCTGTGTGTTCTGAGCGTTGGCGTGAAACTATTACTCGTATTAAACGCATCGAACATATTATGATTGGTTCTGCTGGCACTACAATTATATTGTTATTGAGCGTTGTGATGCGAGGCTGACATGGTAGTTGCTGAGGTGCTAACTGGTATTGCGTTAGTCCAGCAATCCGTCAAATTTATCAAAGAAAATATTAGCACTGCTCAAGACATAGGGCAGATAGCCAGCCAGATAGATGATCTGTTTGCTGGTGAAAAACAAGTGCAGCAAGCTAGAGCAAAGAAATCTGGCACTGGTTTGGGCGATCAATTTGGTGTTGATACTGTAGCTAAAGAAATGATTGACGCTAGGCTGGCTGCTGAACAGCTACAAGAAGTAGCAACAATGGTTGACATGCGGTTTGGTCATGGTACTTGGGCTGGTATTATAGCTGAGAGAGCCAAGCGTATTCAAGAAGCCAAAGAAGCAGAGGCTGTAGCCAGACGCAAGAAGATACAAAAAGATAGAGAGTTTGAAGAGATGATGAAACAAGCTGTTCTTGTTGGAGCCATCATTCTTATAGCAATTGGTTTGTTTATTTTCTTAATGGTCAGTGTAGCAAAGGCGTTTGTCATATGATTACAGTTGAACAGTTCTTAGCTTGGAAGATACTGCCACGCTTTATGATGCTTGCATCTACAGTTATGTCATGGCGTTGTGCCGAATGGTTCATGGAACTTGACGCTCCAACTGCAAGCCAGTCAGCGTTTGTATCTGTAGTTATGGGCGTGATGACAGGTGTGTTTGGCATCTGGATGGGGCATGAACATAAGGATCATAAGTAATGTGGCAAGCATTAGTAACAGCTTGCTTTATAGCAAACATAGAACAGTGTGTAGTCTTGGAAGCACAACAATGGTTTGAGACTGAGGCTAGATGTAAGGCTAGAGCGTTAGAGATGGCTGGTGATGTTAATCGTTATATGAGATCACACAAACCAGTTAGGTATAAATGTAGAAAGTTAGCAGGGGGAATGTTGACACAATGATACAAGCATTGATTGGGCCGATTGCATCACTAGCTGGTAGCTGGATGGAGTCAAAGGTCGAGCAAACCAAAGCCAAAGGCAAGGTTGCTCAAGCAAAAGCAGAGGCAGAAGCAGAGGTAATGAAGGTGGCTGCTACCCATGAAGCTGGCTGGGAAAAAATTATGGCTAAGTCTAGCGACAATAGCTGGAAGGATGAAGCTTGGACAATATTGTTTATTGTTATTATTGCTATGTGTTTCATTCCTGTTACTCAGCCTTATGTTGAGCGTGGCTTTACGGCTTTGGATGGTACACCTGACTGGTTTCAGTACGCAGTTTATGCTTCAATAGCTGCAAGCTTTGGATTGCGTGGCTTGAAAGGTATAAAGAAATGAAACTATCAGAGCATTTTAGCTTAGAAGAAATGACCAAGAGCCAGACAGCTTTGCGGCGTAACCTGCCTAATCAGCCCTCAGAAGCTCAGACAGAGGCGTTAGTTCTTTTGTGTGAGAATGTACTAGAGCCAGTGCGAAGCCACTTCAGCATACCTTTTACGCCCAGCAGTGGCTATCGCAGTGCCGAGCTTTGTGTTGCGATAGGCAGTTCTGTCTCCAGTCAACATGCAAAGGGTGAGGCTGCTGACTTTGAGGTGCCATCTATATCTAATCTTGAGTTGTGTACTTGGATTATTAATAATCTAGATTTCGATCAGATTATTCTTGAGTGTTATACTGGTGGTAATACAGGGTGGGTACACTGTAGCTACAAAGCAGAAGGCAATCGTAAAGAAGTTCTAACATACGATAAAGAGAATGGTTATCGTAAAGGCTTGCTAACTTAAAATGGGCCAGCCGTAATTTGGGAAACGGCTGACCCACTAGCAGGCGGAGAACTAATCAACCTGCTTTATTTACCACCTCTTTTTTCGTACTCTTTACGACTAACAGGCTCATATCTTCTGTCACTTGATTTAAGTTTTTGTTCTAATGCGTTTAGCTCATGGTATTTAGCTGTATCTGCAATATTCATAAAGACTTCACCCATCATTTTAGTGGGTATTGGCTTAGACTTTTCAAGCAACTTATAAAGAATATCTCTATCTTCAAAGCTAAGTTCTATCTGTTTTGTTGTCATTAGAACGGTACATCTTCTGATGGCATTGCGCTAGTGACATTCTCATTTTTGATGTTGTCGCCAAACTCAGGTATCTCATCGTCTATTGGTTTGGGCTTGTACTCTGATACCTGCAAAGACATGTAAGCATTGTCATCCTTCATTTCTTTCCAAGATGCAATCTTCCAATCTTGGTGCAGCCCATCAAGTGGGCCACTGTAGTCAGGTGCTTTCTCATTGCCCTTCTTGTCGTTAGGGAATAAGCATCCTATCTTTTGGAATACTTCGATGCGCTTCTTGCCATCTCTGGACTCAGCCATGATGAGTGCTACTTGTCCGTCTTCTCCCATAACATTAAGCTTGCCTTGTAGTATAAGCTGTTGCTCTGGAAAGGGTTTGAAGGCTGCGCCTCTGTTGGTGTTATCATACTCAGTCATTTTTGTTCTCCTTTTTTGTACGCTCTTCTAAGAGCCATAATATTTTTTCTATCTTATGCTCTAGGTTAGTGAGCCTTATTTTTATTTCTTCTAAATGCAAAACAAACTTTGAAGAAAACATTACCACTTCTCCTCTGATGGCAACCTAACATCATCTGGCAATTTGGGCAGAACGCTCTTGACCTTTGTTACCTTGGGGTTGGGCATGCTGGCTGAGTTACCGTCATCATCTTCTGATGGCAGTCCGAATGCAGATTGTAAGCCATAGCGTTTAGCATATGTGATACCGCTGCCCATCTTCTGTGGATCAGTAGGGTCTTTGACTAGGACAGGTGTGCGTCCAGTCATTGACTCGCCTGACTCATGCATGACAACTGTAGTTACAAAGATGTGATGCTCATCAAAGTCAACAAGCTGCGTGAATGTAAGCCCACACTTGCCAGCTTCTGCTCTGACAGTCTCAATAACTTCTTCAAGACTGGCATAGTTTGATTTGAAGAATGGATTTTTTGCAGTCTTCTTAGCTGCTGCTCCAGTGTTGTGAAACTGGATGAGTGCTTTGGTTATGTTCTTTAGTTCCATCTTAGTTCTCCTTGACTGTGATGCGTAATGATCCGCGCTTATCGCGTTTGATGGCTAGAAGATCACAGTATACTTCTCGCTCATCGTCACCAACCATAGCCTTGAGGTCAGACTTGGCTGATTCAAATAGCTTTGCTGATTTCTCTTGTTCGATGTAGTCATGGCATCGGCTGATAAATTCGTTGTCGGCTGATGCATCTCGTTTGACTAGGCCATCGACCTTGATCTTATCTATAGATACAGGTGGCACTTCGTTGTCACCGAAAGGGCGGGTGTCCTCAGTGACATGCCTCCAGAACTCGGTGATGTGTACCTTCATCTTGTTGATGTAGTCCCAATCTTTCTGTACATAAACAGCAGCCCACTTGCGGTTGCCAAAGATTACAGATAAATAGCAGCCCTTGGCTTGGTGTAGCCACATGTAGAACTGCATCTGTGGCATGTACATACTCAAACAGTTTTCCATATTGTTTGTTTCGTATGTATGTTTGCACTCAATGATCTCGTCAGTAAATTTTCTGTCCATCATAATGTGACCATCGACTTGACCCTTGAGAGGCACACCTTCCCAGTTCATCTCTGCTGTAAGACCATTACCTTCGCCTTTGTGCATGACATGCTGTACTGTTTCAGTGTCAGTGAACATCTGTTTATCAAACCAACGCTTGTTAAAGTGTTCAGTCTCTGAGCCTAGCTGTACTGCTAAATTATCTGAAAGATCATCAGGCTCTGCTTTGCCTGTCTTCTGTTCCCACAAGGCAATCCAATCGCCTCGCATGATGCGGTTCATATCTGATCCGCCTAGAAATCCTAGTCTGTTCATAGTAGTTCTCCTTTTGATTTATTATACTGCAACTATGCAGTTAGATCAAGCTTCTTTTGTTGTAGTGATGAGAGCATCAACTCTCTACGTCTGAGTCTCCACTTGATATGCTTGTGAAACTCTGAGTATGCAGGCCAAAAAGTGGTAGTCTCGGATACCTGCTTGATTGCATACTTAACTATGTCTGCTGGATACACTGACAGTTCATTAGCTATAGCTTGTATTCGCATTGCATGATCGTCCGATGACTCACCTGCTGGCTTCACCACCAGCGCAGCCAGCAGCGTGAGGTCATCGACTAACATTTCTTTAGGCATGGGAACCATAGCTTGCATAACTGTAGCTATACATTTGTTTACGTCATCGACTGATGTTGATTCTATTCTGTAGCCACTGACAATAATATCTACGCCATCATCCTTGAAGCTACTGCGGCTAATCTCTACTACCTTGCAGCCTGTTGTGCATTCTAGCGAAGTGAGAAGCAGACTGTCGACTTTGGCTGGATTGTTTACCTGTAGCATTCGATCCAGACCTGCCTGTATTTGATCGCCACTCAATATGATTTGAACACCAGTATCTGTAGGCTCTGTCGAAGGACGCAAATTTTTTGCCTGTTGCTTGATGGTAGTTAACGAACTTATCTGCTTGAGCGACATGATCTATAGCCTCCTTGTGTTTAGCATCTATGGATTTGCAAAGGTCATCGCTTGGAACCCATCCATCTGGAACCTGATCCTTTGTATTCTTTGTTTCCTTATTGGTTATTGATAGGTTAGTGTTGCTGTCTGCAACAGGGGTGTTGCTCTCTGCAATAGGGGTGTTGCAGTGTGCAATATCTTTTGGGAATATTATGTAGCGTGTTGACTTGCCTGTGTGTCCACGATCTCTAGTTAGATAGCCGTGATCTTCCAGCCAGTGCAGCTTGCGCGTTACTGTAGCTACAGACATAGCAGTACGTTGTGATAGTCGGCTGAGACTAGGCCAGCATAGGTGCTTGTCTTCATCTGCATGATCTGCAAGCACAACCATTAGCCATTTTGCATAGCAGTCAGGTATCTCTGACTTGATTGCCCTCGCCATTAGTAGGAATGCCATTGTAGTTCTCCTTCAATAATGGTGCTATCTTTTCTTCAAAGACATCACCATCAAAGATGATTAGTGTTTTGGGTTTACCTTCCCTGCGCTTGTAGAACAG